CGAGCTATGGGTATACGAGTCAGGGGTAACATATAACAAAACACTCAGTAAAATAGAGGCAGGATATATCACAAAGGATAATGCGCTTGCAATGAGCAATGCAGGGAATAATGCAATAAAAGAACGCACTGAGAAGCGTGCAAGGGAATTTGTACTCAAAGAGATCGCATCAATAGCGAATGAAGATGTAAACGACTTCGAAGATGCTATCGGTGCCATGACCGGCCGACTGGCTGGCGATGCATATCTATCCGATGCTACGCTGCAATCCAGGGTAAAGGCATTCGGGGCCGTGAGAGAGGCTACAGGGCTCACCAGGAAGGATCTGCAGCTGGAAATGGACACGCCAGCGGGAAAGGTAACAGGGGACGCGTCCCAATTCTTAGAGATCCTGAATAAGATGAGCGAATAATGGTTAGTTTTGCGTATTGTCATTCGGGAGTTGTGGCTTAATGCTTAGGTAGAGTAGATAATAATTGAGTATTCGGTAGCGTGTGGGTGTTATGTGTGGGTTGTGTGTGTGGGTGTGTGTGGTAGGATGCCAAATTATGTATATATGGTAGTGTGGGTGTGTGATTGTGTGTAAGGTGTGTGTGGTGGTCGGTGTGTGTGACATGCGATGATGATGAAAGAATGTGTGTGATAATGTGCTGGTGTGATGGTAGGGAGTAGGTGGATGATGGGGGTGTGTGAGTGTGTGTGTGAGTACCCTTGTGACTGTATGTATATCACAAAAAAAATTTTAGGAGTTTTGAAATATGTTGTCAATAATAAGGTTCTTTCTACCAAGAAGATACTTCACAATAGAACATGGTGTATCCCATATAATGTACAGGAGTCATCATTGTCAGTACAATAAATAAAAAATTTTGCAGTTTTCCCAAATCGTGCTATAATAATTGCATGTAACAAATAGTGAATAAAGGTTGTATTCTGCAAGATATGTTGTATAATAGGAGATAGATATGGATAAAATAGATGCGTATGAGAAGTTGAAAAAAGAATTAGATAAGGCGCACAAGGAATGGCGATTGGCCAAGATAAGGGCTGACGAGTTACAGGTTTCATTTTGCAGGAAGCAGGACAAGGTAAAAAGATTCGAGGATAGATGGGTAAAGGAATTGAGATGAAATGTGAATATTGTAATACTGAATTTGTAGCAAGTAAGTATAGTGGTACGTGTTCTAATTGTGGTGCTGAAGAACAGGTTATAGACAGAGTTGCTGTACAGATGCAAAATCATAAATTAGGCTATAGCACGAGGTTACAGAATGGCGGTGCAGGATTGTTTGGTGATTGGGACCCTAGTTTTTCTCATGTGGAGAAAACTCCAATGCGCATGGGTGGGTTGTACGTAGTTCAAGAGGGCGACAGTTGGTTTTCTATAGCTGGAAAAGTTATGGGAGACCAAAGATGGTTCGGTGTAATTATGGATATGAATAAACATCTTGGAAATGAACTTCAAGTTGGGCAGGATGTATGTATACCGTGATTAGAAAATTACTAAACTTCCTTATTCCCACCAAGTATATCAATATAGAAAAAGATTCCGGTGTAGAAATGGAATTTAGCTTTGAGGATTTGGAACCAGAATTGGTGAAGGCGATAATTGATGAAGCACATGACTGGCAAGAACAATGGTGGGTTGCGAATATCAAATTTGACGAAGATGAAACTCCTCGGCTAAGTCCTCGTAATCCCCTATATGATGAGTATATTGATACATGGGAATTGCCAACACAAGAAGAATTTGAAAGAAGAATAAATATGTCATGGGGAGAGATATTCGCTGAAGATGTGGAATGGATGGAACAATCAACTGGTGATGAGGTCGTTTGAATTTAGAGAAGTTAGCAAAGAAGTACATTGATGCAGGACAAGGGGAGTTTCTGGCAGCGCATGTGAAATGGTGTCAGTCTAGGGGTGTGGAAGACTTGGACACAATATTCAAGATAGCGAGGGCTAGAGATTTTAGTGTGGAGGGGTATGCCGCCTTTCACGAATTGATTTATGGATTTCCGCTTACTGAACACATGAAGCTGGTTATTGGCAAGATGATGGAATCCAGTAAGAATAAAAGGGGAACGATTGTTGAGTTGTTTCGAGGTGCAGCCAAAACTACGAGTGGAAACGTAGGATTTGTTGCGTGGATGATTGGGCTAAACCCCGATAAGACTTTTTTGATGATTCAGGCTGGCGATGATATTGCGCTAGATAACAGTTCTCAGATAGCAAGTATCATTGAATATAACGAAGGTTATCATTTAGCGTTTCCTCATGTAAAACCAGACAAAGAGGAGGGATGGGGTGCTAAGGGATACGAAGTAGTAGCGACACATAAAGACCCGTGGTTACAGCAACCGATTAGTTATACCCGCTGGCGAAAGATGAGAGCAGTAAGGAAAGACCCTACGCTTGTGGCTATGGGATACAGAAGTCAGATTATTGGTAAGCGACCCTGGTTTTTGTTGATGGATGATATTAACGATGAAAAGAATACCGCCTCAGAACGAGAGTTGCGGAAAGTAAAGACTACGCTGAAAGGCACAATTTTTCCAGCAGCCAATCAGTCCGAGTGGATGGTGTATATTGGTACACCGTGGAATGAATCAGATGCACTTCACTATTGTTTGCAAACAGGTGAGTTTGACCACATAAAGATTCCTGTGCAATCAGAAGATGAAGATGGCAAGATTATTTATACTTGGCCTGAGATGTACGGGGAGAAGGAAGTTGCAAAAGAACGTGCAAAAGCTGGCGAGATTGAATTTGCAAGAATGTTCTTATTAGATTTGAGCAAGACCAAGGGATTAGTATTGAAAAAAGAATGGTTACACCCCTTTGAGAATCAATATATCAACGTAGACTGGCCTGTGTATATGGGCATTGACTACACTTCTACGGAAGACCCACGCAAAGAAAGAGGTGATTATTTCTGTATTGCCATCGGTAGAGAAATTCCAGGCGGACAAGGCATGGTACTCGAAGGTGGATTTAGGGGAAAAGTATCCCACGCTGAAGCACAGGATATGGTGGTTGCTTATGTGGCTATGTATCCAACACTTAGGGCGATTGGGATAGAAGCAATTATTACAGGGGATTTGTTTTATAAAGATATGCTGAATAACGCAGAGATTAGAGCAAGTGGTGTAGTGCCTATGCCTGTGCGATTCAATAAGAGCAAGGGCTATCGGTTCGAGAAAGAGATGGCCCCCTTGTTTCAAAGAAGTAGAATTAGAATATCGGATTCAGAAAATGAGTTCTTGACGGCCTTCAAAGACGAGTGGATGAACTGGCAAGGTGATCCCCTTGAACAAAACTACCACAATGATACTTTGGATTCCGTTTATGCTATGCTGAGGGCTGGTGAGAATATTGTCACACCTTTACGGCGGGAACGAAAATTGCAGGGAAGAAACCCTTTCAACTCGAAAGAGAAAGCTCCCAACCCGTTTAGTTTAGGAAGGTGACATGAAAGAATTAGAGAATTTTGTAAATGATGTAGTAGAAAGTCAAAAAGACAATCTGCTAATGTTCGAGGCGATGGACAACATGGATAGCATGTACTGGAATTTGCCAAAAGAACTTAGTGGATTGAAGTGGATTCATAAAATGATTTCCGCTGATCCCCATGTAGCATTGAAGGATGGCTCAAACCTGTTCGCTGCGCTTGTGCCAAAGTTGAGGGTGAAACCTCTTGGGCCACTAGGCACAGACAATGCTGTGGCAGAGAACATCGAAAGGGCTTTGATACAGAACATAAAAAATGCCTTTCGTAGAAAAACAAGACTTCAATCTAAGATTATCAAGTCTGCAATCAAATATGATAGGGTAGCATTTCAGACCGTATACCTGCCTCACCAAGATAAATTAGCTGGCGTATTCAAAGATAACGACAAGAAACGCAGACACGCTTATCGTTTTGGTGATTTTGCTGTATTACCCAGAAACGCAGCATCCGTATTTCCTGTTAGAAATGATTGGATGAAATTAGAAGGGGTAGTGTTTAGACAGGTAATGAGCAATGTAGACGTTGAATCTTTTTGGGGAGATAAGGCCAGTGCATATCAGAAAAGACTTGGGCTGAAAAAGAACGCAGGATTAGAATATGCCACCGTTTATGATTATTGGGATTTCGATAAACGAGTAGTATGGGTAAGCCCACAAGGGGACAATCAAACCATTCAGCCTCCTGACTATCAGGAAAAGGCAATCCTATTAGAAGAAGATAATGACCTAGACTTCATTCCGTGGGTAGTAGAAGATGGTGGAAGTCAGTTAGAACCGCTATTGTACTCGATTTATAAAACTGGACAATGGGATGACATGAACATCATTGACACTTTGTCTATGTCAGAAACAATCGCATACTCAGCAGCACCCAGGCTAAAAATTATTAGTCCTAATCCAGAAGAAATTGACCCTGACTACAAAGAACCAGGGCGACCACTTAGAATGATGCCTGGCGAAGATGCACAGGCAATGGCTCCTCCTCCACTAGACACCGCTTTGATACAGCAGTATAACGAATTGAGAAGCAGGGTTACAAAATCTACAATTTCTAATATCGTGCAATCAGGGGATATAAAATCAGGTACTGCTTTTGCTACATTACAGAAACAGGTTGAGTTGGGTGTCAAGAACCTGAACCCCTATAAAGAATTAGCAGAAGAATCTATTGCCGAACTTGCCTATCAAATGCTTCATTGGCTGAAAGATTCTGAAAAGCCTTTGACCGCTAACGCTGACAAGGCAGAAGGAATTGACCAGATTAATCAACCGTTGCTGATGAATGTGGAAGATTTAGATATTCAAGTAGAACTTACTGCTGACTTGCCCGTAGACCAAGTGGCAAGAGTGAACGCCGCTGGTATGGCACGACAACAAATTGGCATTTCTCAGTATGAAGCGATGGATGAAGTGGGCATCGAAGATCCCGAAGCAGAAATAGCTAAAAAGAAAAAAGAAGATGTTGCAGACGTTCAACATCAGATTGAATTAGAAAACTTACAACGAGAGAACGCCAGACAACAAATGCTGAAAGACGCAGAAGTTCAAGGTGCTTCTCAGGGGATTGCACAAATGGCCGCACAACAAGTGATGCAACAGGCACAACAGACCCCCCCACCCCAGGGAGGCAACCCCCCCACTCTCGCAGAACAGCAGAGAAACCCTCAATTACAGAACCAACAAGCACAGAATAGGGGGGTAAATCCTGGTGGACAGGGGTTCAATACACAGAGGGGAGGTAGTCCTTCATCTCTAGCAGCACCCGAATCTAACGCAAACGCTAACTTGGGGAGGGAATAATGCCTACTTATACAGTAAAACCAGGAGATAGTTCATTCTCGATTGCGGGAAAGACTTTAGACAGCCAAAGAGCGTTTCAGTTCTTGATGGATAGTAACCCGCAGATTGATTGGGCAAACCTGAAACCAGGGCAGACGGTAAATATTCCTGACCCCGATGAGTTCTCTGGTGTAGTTACAGAATCGTCATTGGATAATATTAGAGAGATAAATATAGCAAACAAGATTGGTGGTGCGACTGGTGATGATTTTGGTCAGGGAACTAGCACAGGAAACTTTGACGATATTTTTGGTGTTCCAGGCGTAAATGATGGGATGATAAATCCTTATCTTCTTGGACAAACTCCTCAACAAGCACCTGGATTGGAGTCGGAACAAGCAGATGCGCGAACATCAAGCGCAATAAGAAGAAACCTTGATGATGCTTCTAGGCGTTCTGGCGCATTAAATGGTGCAAGCCCGTGGACTAACAGAAGCCTGACTTCTGGTGGAGATACAGGAATACCAGAGGGCGCGCCCTCGCCAGGAGGTCTGGGAATTGGGGTTAATCTCCCAAGCATTGAAACAACAAATAATGGCGTGTCGAACACAATAGACCTACCAAGTTTCGGGATAGGCGTTCAGTTGCCACAAATTCCAGATAATTTTAGTGCTGGATTAGGATTTACGGGAATAGACAGTTCATTCAGTATTGACGGCACAGGATTGGGGATAAATGCCCCTGCTGGAAACTTTGGTTTGGGCGCTAACATTCCTCAGCCACAGGCTATACCAGGAACTACCATTGACCCATTACAGGCATCAATAGAAAGAAATCCAATCAATGATTTGTCTGCTACAGAACAGGCAGAAGCGCAAAGAAATGCTTACATGACTGCCGACAATAGCGTTCCTCTTACCAGAGGGTTTATTGAGGCTAACGGTATTTCTGATTTACAGATGATACAAAATGGATATGTAGAAACAGCGTGGGGATGGCAGATAGACCCAATAGCACAAGGCATCATTCAAGACGCAGAAGCAGCGAATGGAGAACAGCCTATTAGCGGAACAAACTACAACACCACGCCTTTGACATATTACACAGGTAGCGTTCTCGGACTAGGTGGTGGGGGTGGCTATTCAAGACCACAATCGGTATCTAATCCTGTTGCAGATTTTACATCTGGTAGAGGGGCATTAATCAACTGGCGAACAGGAGGCTTTTAATGCCTATTTCAGCCGAAGAAAGACGAAAGGCAATATTAGCACAAAAAGCAGCGCAGAACAAGAAGGTTCTGACTGACGCTGGATACGTGCCTGATTTTAGTAGCGCAAAGACAAACTCATATTTCAATACTCAACCAAGAGTTGCTTCTGACCAAGCGAAGTTTCCTGAACAACCTTACGGTATTCAAGACCCGAATTGGGATTATAAAACAGCAAACGCATCTGCCGAAAAGTTAGGTCCGAATGGCGAACAGATGATGACAAGTAATAGCAAATACTTCTCGCAGAAAGGATGGACACCTCACGGAACACCGTGGTACGGTGGACAGAACAACTTGTCTGAATATTTTATGTCTATTCCTAATAAATGGAATCCTAAATTTGCTGAAAAAGGCGGGGACTTGCTTGCAAAGGCTTCTGACCAAGCGTATAGGGCTTTATATGGTGATGATGGGAAACTAGATATTGGATTTCAGAAAACAATTCTTGGAGGATTAGGGGCAGTTGGCACTTCCCTTGAAGCATTGGGAAGTATAATGTTCAAAGAAGAAGGCGAGGGGGTTGTTTCTACTGTCGCAACAGGATTTGTTGGTGCTATCTCAAAAGCACTTGGTGTTGGAATTGGGCTATTGGCACAGGGTGCAGGAGAACTAGCAGAAGATACAGAACAAATTATTTCTATCGCTTCTGAAACGCCAAAAGATGTTATCAGGGCTGGTGGCGGAGAGGTAAAAGAAAGAGAACAATTGCCTGTGCCAACTGAGTTCTTTGGATTTGAAAATAATATATTTACTGGAAAGCCACTCTCTGAGGATTTCAAAAAACTTTTAGGAAACTCTGATAATTTTATTGCAGGATTATTTGACACATTCAATCCCGTAAAACACATATCAAATTCTATACGTTCTGCAAAAATGATATTGGATGGTTCTGTTAGTTTACAAGAGTTTGGGGACATAGTTGAGGCTAACAGACAGGCTGGAAGAATATTATACTCAACATGGATTGACCCATTGACAAAAGTTGAGTATAAGAAAAGGCTAAGACGAGGAGAAGATCCTTATTTATTAGCAGAAGAATTGATGAACCCTGTAGCCGAATTGGTTGGAGAACTTATATTTGATCCGTTGAATGCTCTTGGTTTTGTGAAGAAGGCAAAGTCAATGACAAAGAATGTGGATGCCTTCAACGCAGAAATGACTAAAGGAAACGATGTTATTGCAAAAGCACTTACATCTGAAACTATGTCTGACGCTGAAAAGATAACTTCGATAGCGGAAGAATTGGGCGTTCAGAGAAAAATGGTTCAGCAGGGATTGGCGGAATTAGCAAATCAGAAAAATGCAAAAGCACTAACATATACATCGAAGCGAATAGGCATTACTAAACTTGTTGGAAACAGAATGGGACACCTCCTTGATACTGTGGCGAGGTATGAGGTTATTGACCCCAAAACAGGACTGAAGGTTATAAAGTATGACGCGCATAAGGCTGCGGAATTGAATGATGCTATTTATAAACTTTCAGATGCGTCTGATGCGGTGCGAATGGACGCATGGACAACATTAACATCCCCTAAAAAGGGGAGTTTGGGAATGGGAATTGACCCGAATATTATCTCCTCACCAGCCACGATGAAAACATCTATAATGATGAGAGATATCATGGAAGGTTCTGGTCTATCTAAAAAAATTATTGGGAATACAATAAAGGCGGTTCGTACCGCAGAAAAGTCTAATATAGAGTCGCTTCTAAAAGGTGCTGGTTTCCACGAAAAAACAATACAAAAAGTAGCAAGGCTTGTTGCAGAAAATAAAAGCATGGATGATATTATCCGTGTTATAAAAAATTCTGGCGCAGATTCATTTTTAGCAGCGGTAAAAGAAAATAAAACATTGAAAGGATTGCTTGAATTTATAGACCCATTGGCAGAAAAGGCAACAAAAAAGATGTTTCCTTCATTATCTGACATGGCAAAGAGTCCTGAAATTTACGGAGAGTTATCTGCTACCGAGAAATTTTTAATGGGTGCAGAAAAGATTGTTGAAAGTAAATTCTTGAAAGACGTGAACACAAACCTTGCATACGCATATATGGGATTATCCCCTGGATATGTGGCAAGGAATATTATTACAAACTCGCTTCACCTTTTTGTAGATATTGATCCAAAGACAGGATTGAAGTCAATACAATCACAATTGTGGGCAGTAGTTGGAAAAGACTCAAAGGCAATCATATCAGAAAAGAAATTCTTAGAAAGCACTATGGGATTTCTCTGGAAAGATGCTGTATCTGGTATTGGACAACAAGGCGTTCTTGGAAAGCCATTGAAGTTCTTTGAAACCATTGCTGGTAGTGGTATTAGGGCAGGTTCAAGAGTGGAAACCGCCGCAAGCATTCACGCCTACGCCGCTGGCATTAGAAAGACTTTACGACAGATGTTAGTTCCTGGCAGGGCAATCCCGCTTGTAGATGATTTGGTTGACGCTGGAATGAGTGCAGATGTGGCTAAACACTTACAATACTTGATGCTGAACAATAACGGAAATGTAAAAGCTGTAGAAGCAATATTCAGGGCAGAAAAGGCTACTGGAGAACTCAGGGTATTTGAGTCTTTGTCATGGATGACACAAGAACAACGAAAGATGTTTGAGGATTTTGGCGTATTAGAAGATTTCAAGGCAAAAATAAAAGGAATACCCACGCGAGAAGAAGCAATGAAAGTTGCAAAAGAAATGACGCAGGAGTTGAGGGCTAAAGCCTCACGCGTTGCAGGAGATATTCAACCATACAGGATTCAAAGTGATGGCATTGATGCCCCAAGATACACAAAGCAGATGGCCTATGTTGGAGAACATGGACTTACTGATAATCAGAAATTGATACGTGGCGCAAGACTTAATGCAAATGAACAAGCTGAAGATGCAATCAAATCCGTGATGGATAGTGTGGTAAAGCGCGCACCAGATGAGGGCATTGATTTACAAAAGATGATTGACGCTGATGTAAATAGCGAATTTTTAAATACTGTAAAGGATGGCACATACCTTGAACAAAGAGTAAGTAGCTACGATACATTTTTAGAGCCGTTCAACAAAGAGTTCAAAACGATAAAGAAATTGTCAAATTCTGGGCAATCCGTTGATATTCAAAAGTCGTGGGATAAGATTAAAGATTTGCCACACCTTAGAAAAATAGACTTGCCGAAAGGAATGGATGTTTGGGAATATAGGGATTTCTTGTGGGATGCCGTGTATTATCCAACCGCCAGAGATTACTTTGCAACTACAAGAGATGTATACTCTATGGGCGCAAAGAAGATATTTGATGATTTCTATATGCCACAAGCCATACAGAAGGGGGTAATGTCTGCAAATGAAAACTTCTCTGGAATGTTATACGTTGACAAAACATTAGAGAAAGCAAGAATATTTGATAATTCTGCGGTGATTGATGATGTCTCAAAGTTCCTACCCAATGGTGAAACAGACTTCTCTAAGGTAAAGAAACTTGTTGATATAAACGATAATATCAAACACAAAAAACACTTATTCAACATTATCAACGATGAACTTAGACAACAATTCGGATTATCAAAAGAATCGAATAAGTATCTTGACTCATTGAAGGGAACTATCCCATCTAAGAAAACTGCAAAAGTAAAGAAGTTGTTAGAAGAAGCAGGGTTCTCTACAGATGAGATTGCCGAAATAGGAACTGCTGGAATTGGAAATCTACAAGACATCCCGCAGAACGAAACCAAAAAAATATTAGATACCATAAATGAACGATTGCGATTGGAACATGATGAAATAGTAAAGAGGGTCGGAAAGGCAGACGATGTAAAATTTCCAAACTCAGATGATTTTGCTAGTGAAGCTGAATTTTTTGACAGTCTTACACCTTCGCAAAAAAAAGAATACTTATTTGACGATTTAGCTGACATAGACAAAGATGTTCCATTACCAGAATTAGTGCAATACGATAACATTAAAGATGTTCCGAGAGAACTACTTGATGATGCGATAAAACTTTCGGGGGAAACTGGAAATAAAAGTTTAGAAGATGCAATGATTGAGGTATATGAATCTGTACCAGTACCTTATAAGCACTTGGGCGAAGTTCCTTACGAAGAAGCAGTTAGATTGCTGAATAAAAAGGCTGTTAGAGATGGCGATGAATTTATTGAATTGAGTGAAGATTTGAAAAAGGTTATTGGCGATAGTGTTCCTCCAAAAGTTGTACCCAAAGAAGATTATGTTATTCCGCCAGAAACAGGGGAATTTCCACCTAATGAGTTCAGATACCTTTCTAATGCACAACAACAGGGCATCATTGATGAAATAGAGTTCACAATGAACAGGGGCATTTATAAACATTTTGATGAGGTTATTCCAACGCTTCCGTCTGGACAAGAAGAAGAACTTATCAAGTGGTTTGCCGAGGCAGAAAAACGTTCTCAAACAATGAAACTCACCGCCGACCAAGTTGGTACAGAACTAAGAAACTTTGCATTGATTGATTACTCACAAAGGCTAAACTTAGATACTGTTGCAAGTCTTGTTTATCCTTATGGGTTCTGGTATTCAAGAACTCTGCCGAATTGGGCAGTAAGAGTTGCACAACAACCTGGAATTTTAGCAGCGTATGGAAAGTACAAAAATACAATGTCTAAACTTCATTCAGAACAACCTGAGTGGTGGAGATATAACGTAAACTCTGATGAGCTGTTAGGGCTATTCCCCGACAATCCCCTATTCTTCAACGTGGAACAAACTCTAAACCCCATAAACGGAATTACTGGTGTAGACTTTGATGACCCCGATAAATCAACAAATTGGTTTACTACTGTTTTGAATGACTTGGGAAAATTCGGGCCAACGACACATACGCTTTTATCTTTTGTTACGGCATTGGCCTTGTACAGGGATGGAGAATTTGAAGCGGCAAGCAAATGGTCGGGAAACTTATTGCCCCAAACATCTGCTGCAAGGGCTATTCAATCTATCATAAACAAAGGGTTTAATTTAGGAAGAATAACAGAAGGCAGCGATACCGAGTTCAAATTTGAAGGTTTTGCAGAAAAAGATGAATTTGGTGGGACTGGAAATAAACCGTGGAACGACCCCTTAGCAAAATGGTTATCTGGTGGATATACCGCATACGAACAACGACAGTTCGGAAGGGCGTTGGCAGCTATGGTAGAAGAAGGAATTATATCTGAGGCGCAATCTATTGATGCGGCAAGCAGCCAAAAGGGGCAGATTTGGGAGGCAGCGATTGAAAGGGCGTTCAATGAACGCGCTCTTGGGCAGTTGGCTGGTTTCGCATTTGGTGTTGGGTTCAAGGGAAGAAGCATTGCAGATCAACAAATAGATATATTCTATAATGACTTTTATTCTCTTATGGAACAACGTCATAATCTTTCGGGTCAAGAATTTGTGGCAGGAATGAATAAACTAAAAGACGCTTATCCGTTCATGGATACCCTGCTTGTTGCAAGGAAAGGTGGATGGGAACGAGATGCAGCATTAGCATACAACGCATTTAGCAGACTTCCCCCTGGTTCTGACTTGTTAGAAAACATTGGTATGGACAACAGGCTTATTCAAAAGTTCTACGAAAGCAAAGGGCAATTTGGTGGAAATCCTGTTGATGGCATTGAACCGTGGGCGCAATCAGATATTGATAAATTTATGGCAAGCGTTTTAGATTTGACGGCAGTTCTCGCTGTTCCTGGCGATGCTACTAGGGATGAGTGGGACACCGCCAGAATACAAAGCAAAAACCTGAACGATATTATGACAGCGCAATTCGGTGGCGTAGACGAAAACGGATTGACCATTCACGATAAGATTGACACCTATTACAGTTTATTCGATTTGGATGAAGGCGGAGATATTGCTAAAGCGTTTATGAAAGCCAATCCAGAAGTGGAAGCCGCGCTAACATATCGTGACCAAGTGATTGCAACATATCCTGGTTCAGAACTAGGTACTTATTACGGAGGGTTAGACAGAATAAACAGATACTTCAAGAGCCTTATGTATAGTGAGGCAGAAAAACGATATGGTGAAGATATTTTAGATGTTCAGGCAGGATACTATGATGACAACTTCTTTACAGCAGATAAAAAACAATACCTTAGAGAACATCCACAATTGAAAGCATATTGGGATTTTACAGATAGTGTAGAAGATGAGATAAATAGACGAGTGGTTGAACTAGGTTCTAAACTTGGCGACCCGATAGGCCCAGAGATTAGACCTGATGCGGACTTGACCAGTACAGGCGCACAAGATGTATTAGAGGCTGTGCAAGGTGGGCAGGCATTGACAGCGCAACAATGGCAACAGGAAATAGGACAAGAACTATTTGAGGCCGTGGCTAGAAATATCATATTTGGTGAAGCGATGAGTAACGCGGTATCAACCGCAGTAGGTCGTGCAGCTGGAAAATTCGACATGAAAAAGAAAGATTTAATTCAATTAGTAGGCATATCCCTGATAGAAGCAGGGGTTACAGGAGGTCAGTAATGGCTACGAAGATTGATGAAGAAAACCCCTAGAAAGAAAGGTAAAGTTAGACTGGTTGTAGACCACAAGGGTAAAAAGTCACCACTAAGAAAGCAAAATAAGTAGGAGTATATAATGGCTAAGAAAAGTAAACCAAAAGTTCAACCAAAGAAAAAAAGAATGGCAAAAAGGAAACCTGCAAGACGAGCGTTGAAGTCTGCTTCTATATTGAGAAAGACAAAGAAAAAAGGCACTCGCGTAAAAAATCAGGTGAACAAGAAGAAACTTGCAAACCCAACACGCGCTACACAAGGTGGAATACTAAAGAAAACCAAACCATCTGGTGCAAGCAGGTCTACACAAGGTTCTCCAATGAAAGGCAAGATTTCTGCAAAGAAAGCAATGCCTAAACGTGGTGAAGTAAAGAAAAAAGTTACTACGAATCAATCATTCCGAAGAAGCCCTCCTAAGCCATCTGCATCTAAGAGTAAGTTTATTTCAAGGAAGCCAAAGGGAAACATAAAGAAAAAACCCACAAAACCTTCAAAAGGTCGAAGAAAGAGATAGTAATATATATTGAAATTAGTTGCACTTACGCAAAATATAGTGTATAATTTAGAAGATAACACTTATGGATGACGAAACACTAACAAAACTAATCGAGCTTTTATATCGTAGCATGTCTATGCTTACGAAGGGGCTCAAAAAAATACTTGAAGAACGTCAATCTTTAAAATAGGTGTTATCATTTTATAAAATGCCTCCCCGAAAGGCGCGGCGAAACTAACAAAGTCCTCACGAAAGTCACGACTAGCGAAAGCTGGTCGTTTTTTGTTAGGCAAACAGGAGTAATAATGACAGAAGTAGTGGAGGGGCAACCCCAAAGCACTCAGGAGCAACCCCCTGCGGATCAGGCAGTTGTTTCAGAAGGCAAAGGCGAGCAACTTTCACAGGCAGGTTCACAGGATGTAGTGTCCCGTGCGGATTTAGAAAAACTTGCAAGTGAGTTGCGTGGACTTCAGAGTAAGCAAGACAAGTCCGAAAGTGGATTTACAAACAAGTTTATCGAAACGGCACAGGAACTAGGGATGCAGATTAGCGATGCGCAAAAAACCGAACTTCGGTTTAGAGCATTAGAAACACAAACTGCCCCTATTGAGCAGAGTACAGTATCCGCTGTGCAAGCTCAAGAACCCGCGGACTACGCACAGGTCGTTAATTCATTAGGACTCAACCCAGGTGACAATGATGTTATCACCGCTATAGCGAATAATATGAACGATGCAAAATCGCTAAAAGAGGCGTTGGTTGACCTAAAACTTAATCAAACGAGCCAACCTGTGACAACTGGTGCGGTGCAACCAAGTGGCATTCAAACACAACCGCAATCAGCCGATGTTTCCAGATTGATAACCGAGTTCGACAAGTTATCCACCATGTCTTTGAGTAAAAGACTTCCTGGCGGACAAACTGTACGAGAACGAAGGTTAGAAATCGACAAAGAGTTACAGGAGGCGCAATCGAAATAAGGATAAAATATAATGGCTATAGGAACAACTGATACCCTAACCAATAGTATTCGAGCAAGATACCAAAACGCTTATGATATGCAGATTTTTGCACAACGAGTGTATGATATGTTGGCCGATCCTGTTGGCGATGATATGTCAAAATTTATTGCTGGCAGTTCTGTCGTAATTCCATATCTTTCTAAAATGAACATCGGCACATCTGCAATCAATGAATATACTGACGTAACCCCGCAAGCACTAAGAGATGCAACTGCTACTGTTACCCCCACATCACGTGGTGAAGCATTACAACAATCAGAACTGTTGCAAATTCAAAACTATGCGGAAAACTTTGAAGCAGAAACATTGAGAATCGTGGCTGAGAATGCTACCGAATCCATTGACCTTCTAGCACAAGCACAAGCATTACAGGGCGGATTGATTTTCCGTGCCGCAGCGAGAGCCTCTTTGGATGCTGGAACTGCCACCCACCGATTGACCGAACTTGAATTTACCAAAGCCTCAAATGCTTTATATGAATTTAAAGTTCCAATGTGGATGCCCTCTGGCAATGATGACTTAGCTAGTGGTGGAAGAAATGGTTCTTGGTTCGCTATTGTTCATCCTGACGCATACTACGACCTCCGAGCTGGTGGAAATGTAGTTACCGTTGGTGAACAGCAACGAGCAGAAATAATCATGGACTCCGCTTTAGGTGCGTTAGACAAATTCCAAATTATTGTTCCTCCTTGGGGCAAGGTATTTGGTGGCGCAGGAGCGGACAACGGTACTGCCGTTGCTACGACTTTATCTGCTGCTGAAAATAAACTAGACAAGGTAATTGCAGTAGCTTCTGCTTCCAACATTACTGTTGGACGTTACCTTACAATTGGTACTGAGGAAACAGGGGACACTCACTATGAAACCAATGAGCGCGTGAAAGTCATTTCCGTATCTGGAACTGACATTACTATCGCTGGTGCTGGTTCAAATGGTGGATTACGATTCGATCACGCTTCTGGTGTGGCGGTACGAAATGCTGACAGTGTATACCCAACAGTCTTTGGTGGACCTGGTTCACTCAAGAAATGGTGGGATCCAGGCACAGGCGAATTCGGTAAACTCTTGATGAAAGAAAAACAAGGCTTACTTGAACAATGGATTTCCTACGCATGGAAGTTCTATGGTGCTTATGCCCGACCAGTAGAAAACAGAATTGTACGAGCTGAAAATTCCTCATCCCTAGATGCATAAGGAATAAACAATGACAGAAAATGTATGCGGGCATGTCAACAAACATTCCCCGAAACCGTTTGTTAAATGCAAACTCATAAAAGGACACGAAGGGAATCACAAAGGTGTAAGTCCAGTTCGGACATCGCAACTTAGTCCTCACCTGTCTAACGAAGAATTTGAGAAATACGAAATCGAAACAGATGAAAATGGACTAACTTGGCATGTAGGGGAAATCGAGTCTGAATGGAATGATATAGCTGGCACACCCGCTAACGAGATTATTCCACGAAGCCCTGGCGTTGAGATTATTGATTCTGCCTCACAAAAGGCTTGGGAACGAGATGAACTCGTATCCGACCTTCAAAAAGAACTCGCGGAACAAAAATCAATGAACGCTAAGTTTGAAGAAAGGTTCGCAGCATTGGAGTCTAAAGAGCCTAAGAAACAGGCAAAGAAATAAACAAATGGGCTAGGGTCATTCCCGAAAAGGGGTTTCACCAACCCCCTGCCCTACTTTTTCGATGGTGAGCCAAAGGTGCAGGCTGCGATTAATCAGACAAACAAAAGGAAGTTACAATGTCTAAAAGTTCACAAAGCGCAATGAAAACATTCATGGGTCGTGGTGCTGCTGTAGGGCAGTACGGACAGATTGAATCTATGCAATGGTTTCCAAAATTTATTACGACAATAGTTGATAGAACATTAACTGCCGCAGAATCAGGTTCATTCATCGTGAATACTGCTGCAACAGAAGCAGAAATTATCCTAACCCTTCCTGCAATTGCAGATGGGCCTTGGATTTTCTTCTGCCTCAACTCAGCAGATGTTACATTGACTGTGACCGCTGAAACAGCAGATACGTTGATTACTTTCAACAACTTGGCTGCTGATGGAATTGCCTACTCCACTTCTTCAGAGAAGATTGGTGGCGCATTCATGGTTTGCTCCGATGGCACAAGTGCCTGGGCAGTACCAATGGGTGTTGGCGGACACATCCAGACAGCTACTGTAGTAGATGCCTAAGATTATTGGGGAGGTGTAACAGCCTCCCCTTTATGATATGTCCAGAGCTTTCATCGTGGGTTGTGGCCCTAGTTTAGCGGAAACCAATTTAGATTTATTGATTGGAGAGGTGAGTTTTGCCACTAATAGAATACATTTGGTATATGAACAAACAGAATGGCGACCAACTTATTATGTTAGAGCAGAGGGAATGGAACTCCACAATGAGCCAGACCCCCGTATATGGATGGCAGACATTGAAGCACACGCAGATATACCCATATATGGAAACTTGTACTTTCCTAAAAAACTAGGATACACCCCCGATAACTGGAACGCAATCAAATCGTGTGCGCACTATGACACACATTATGATGATAAGAATTGCCCTCACTTATGGCATTTTCCTAACCTTTGCACATTTGGTTCTAGTGTAAATGTAGCAATACAGCTTGCAGTGCAAATGGGATATGCGCCAATATATCTTGTTGGATGTGATCTTGGATATAAAGATGGTGAACCAAGTCATTTCACAGATGAATATGAAAAGGGATACAAAGACATGCTAAGACCTGCTAGATACGCCAATATGGACACCTTGCAAGCGCATGTGATAGCAAAGAGAAGTTCGGATGTTGAGATATTCAATGCAACAGTTGGTGGCGAACTTGAAGTTTATGAAAGGGTGAACCTTGAAACACTTTGTAGTAGGTAACGGAAGAAGTTTGAATTATACGAACCTTGAACTGCTCAATGGGCATGTTTCTTGGGGATTAAATAGAATACACCTGCACTATCCGAATACAAGTTGGAGGCCGACAAAATATTTCAAGTCTGATCACAACCCCCATTTGAAGGATGTGTACAATTCCGAAAACTTATTTCATGTTGAGCAGGGATATGATTGCTACTTTTGGGAGAAGTTTAGAACTGGCTACCCAAAGGAACACCCCCTTAGTGAATGGATGCCAGAAGGAATAGGTGAACACGATAATGTAACATGGTTTCCAAGATGTGAACACCACTATTATCACCATGATAATTTTCACAAAAAGGCAGAAAGTTGGCACTTACCCGCGGTCTGTACCGCGTTTTCAGGAATATCCGCAGCGATGCAGTTCGCAATTTTAGAAGGGGCAACAGAGATATATTTAGTGGGTTGTGATTTGGGTTATGGCAGACCAAAGGGGCATGACCACTTTGATGAAGGGTATAGCAAGAATCCCAAACAGCTTTCAGAATGGGATACGAATGAAGTAATGGAAGCGCATAGAGTTGCAAGAATGAGTTCTCCTGTACCAATTTACAACGCAACAGTTGGTGGTGAATTAGAAATATATGAGAGAGTGAGGTTAGAAGATGTCGTTTAAGAAAGGATACGAAATCATAAAAACTTCCAAGAAACACGGTTTCAATGGCATTGAGGCTGGTGGACAGAAGATGGATTTTAGAAAAAAGAAACTATTCAGGACTGATGACCCTGCCCTAGCCAAAGACATTCAGCAAACTGCTGGACAAGATGGGGCTGGCGATGTAATGGTTATTCCTGTTGATAATTTACAAGAAGATAGAACAAGAACACACAACTATAAGTTCACCCTAAGAGATTTGGGTGACTGGAAAGCCAGGATTGATTGGTCGTGACAAATAACTCTAGCTCTCCTAAGAATAAGTTCTTCAAATTCTTCAGAAATACCGCTGACGATAGTATTAGCATGGCGGTAAACGGTTCTGTGACAGCCGTTCCGTTTAGAATTACAGCCACAAACGGCTCTATAGAAGTTACACGAGTAAATGTTACTCTAATTGATGGCGCAATAAGATATGGACAGTATGGAGGACTAGGGGCTGCTCTCACAAATGGAATAACTGTAAGAGCACACGATGTTGATGACACGGTTTTATGTGACTACTTAGACGGAGAAACTATAAAAGCAAATGAGGATTGGGGATGGTTGGCTGGTGCAGACAACATAGCTATTCCAGCAGCGGGAGATGACTCATTCCCCGTGAGATGGACGATTGAAAAATCGGGCAAGAAGTCTTTGTTGACAGAAGGACAGTACATTGAAATAAAGATAAGCGATAATGTAGCTGGATTAACAAAGCACACCGCGTTTGCACAAGGGGTGAACTTATGACAGATTATATATTGGCAGTCATTATGGTTCTTCTTTTGCTTATATGGCTTCAGGGAAGCAGGGCATGGATAGAATTAAGGAAGAAACCAGGTGTAATAAAAATGAAAGCAAGTAATCTTTACGGGAAACTGTATAGAAGGATAAATAAATGGCGTACACATTAGGAAATTATATATTTGACCTATATAACAGATTGGGACAATCAACCACCTATAAAGCCTCTGGTGGCAGTACAACTACTGCCGTAAAGACTGGCACAGGCGTAGGAGATAATGACTTGTCTGGAACGGTGATGGTGCGTTCAACCACGGATGGGCTTGCTCCTGTTGGTGAATTTAGTGAAGTGACTGGCTTCAACAGTTCTACAGGCACGTTCACGTTTAGCCCTGCACTTACCGCAGGGGTAGAAAGTGGCGACAGGTTTGCATACGCTTCCCCTCTTTATCCATTAGAACAAATGATAGAACATGCTAATTTTGGATTGAAGGAATTGGGAAAAATACAATTAGTAGATACTACTACTTTGGACACAGCCTCTAATCAAACAGAATATGATGCTGAACTGGCGTGGAAATTCAACACTCCTACCAGAATTGACATTCAAACAAACACCGCTGATGCAAACGACAACAGATGGGTGACGATATACGATTGGGAATACATACCCGCTACTGCTGGCACGAAAGGTCTTATAGTGTTCAAGAACCAGCCACCCGATAGTAGAGATGTAAGGGTATGGTATTTTGATACACACCCTGAACTGACTTCATTTGATGATGTGGTATCCGAAATGATTATGCCTGAATTGGCGGTTGCTTCTGGAAAACTTGTTGCCCTAGAATGGCACGTTGCTAGAACGCAAGGATCAGAACCTTCTGATGTACAGCAATTGAATAAAGCACAGGTTGATTTTACCGAAAGACTTTCTAAGTGGAAAATTTGGCGAGAAGAAAGAACGCCCAAGATTACAACCATCCAAAGGGGCGCATATAAGCGTGTAGGAGAACCTAATAAGGTTTCGTTATGAGCAGTAAACCAAGTGTAGGACCACGAAAGGTATTACCAACGCATGACTTTTCATTGCAGAATGATAAGGGACAGGCGATTGGTTTCAAATATGCAAATGGACAGGCATCTATTATTGAACGCCCTGCTACCCCTAGTACAATTCAATTTACAGGTGGTGGCACAAAGTTTGGTGATTGGGAACCAGGATTTTCACATATCGAACAACGGTCATGGAAAGGTGGCAGAAACTCCAAAGACTTCTCGCTAGATTCTAGCAGATTTTGGGATAGTCAGAATATGTTCTCTATGCTGGATGACCAATTAGTGCCTACCCTGCAATGGAAAACAGCCACAGGATTGCGGACTGCATTACAGACTTTACCAGGGGATGTGCATTGGAAGTCTTTGATCAGCAGTGAAAGATATATAGCCTCACCGTTTACTGTTGGCGGGTCTAATATGGGTGCGGATAATGTTTCGCTATGGTTACGCAGGATTGGTTCACCAGGCACGTTTACTTTTGAAATATGGACAGATAGCACAGGAGAACCTGGCACATTAGTAGCAAGTGCCACAGATTCAGTTTCAACCACAGATATTACGGATTATATTAGTGAGTTTAGAACATTCGATTTATCCGCTGCTTCTGATTTGACAGCTTCTACTGCTTATTGGGTAGTGGTTTATGGTGCTTCTACGGATAACAAGAACTCTCATTGGGAAGTAGGTGCAAATGCAGTAGATACCAGTTATGATTCCGCAGATGGTAGCACATGGGCAAGTTCTGGTTTCACTATGTACACTAGGGTAGCAGACGCAGACACCAAACGAGAGTTAATTCCGTTCAAGATGCTTGGCGCAGAATGGCGTATAGATAAACTGGCAAGTGGTGGAAATTCTACCATTTATTTGAATGGGGAACTTGGAGAAGCCACAGGTGGGACTACGACAACTTTGGTAGATACCAGAAATGGGCTAGATGGTTCTTGGGTAGATGACCAATGGAACGGATGGTATGTCAAGATTGTTTCTGGAACAGGACAAGGACAACACGCACTAATTACAGATACGGTAGCCTCAACAAATACAATTAGTTTTGCGGCAATTGATATAGCCCCTTCCACGGATAGCATTTATGTGATTTATGGAGGAGATGCTTGGCAAAGTTTCGCTGCTGGTGCAGCCGTAAAAGACATAGCCGTTTTCAACAATATTGCTTATATGGCAAATGGACTATCGGATTTTATCAGAAGTTTCTACTTTGAACCCGCAGACAGTCCTCCTGCATTAGTTTTTTATGACGATACTGCTAGTTATGCAGACTTTTTCCACGTATTCCCAGATAGCGTAGATGGTCCACAAATATGGCGTGGAGAGAATGACGTATCTGGTGATGGCATTGTGGTATCGAGAGCAAGCACGGTTGCAGTCGATACCGACCTATCATTTGGTGGTGACATTTTAGTGGGCGATAAATCATCTCTAATTACAAATTTACACGATTACGACAAGAAATTATATGTATTCAAAACGGATGGCGTTTACACAGCCACAAAAGATAGAGTAGAACAACTGAATGTTGGGCTTGACTTTATCAAGGCTTCTAACAACGGACAGGCAGCGATTGTTCATAAACTGTTCCTAATGTTCTCATGGGGCAACTTTACTATTCAACGGTTGTACGGTTCAGACCTCACCGATATTGGTTTTCAGCAAGGGATTGGATTACCGAGTGGCAGAAAGGGAAAGACAGTAGCGCTAGCCTCTCATCCTGCTGGTTTAT